TAAAATAAGAGAAGATAAAAAGTTTTTAATTGTAGTAGAAGGAACGATTGATGCGGCAGTATTAGATTGTGTTGCGATAATGAGCAACGAAGCATCACAGAAACAAATTGATTATATTAATCAGTTTAAAGGGGAAGTAATTGTGTGTCCTGATAAAGATAGTGCTGGCAAGAAACTAATCTATCAGGCACAAGAAAATGGTTGGAGTGTTTCATTTCCAATCTGGGAAGAACATATTAAAGATGCGGCGGATTCAGTAAAAGAATATGGAAAATTATATACATTAAAATCCATTGTTGATGGTCGTATAAGTAATAAAACGAAAATAAGTGTGAAGACACGAATAATGTAACGTAATATAAAACTCAAGGTAGCGGGTTTGCCAAACGACCGCACAAAAAAGCGTAGGAGAAATGATGGAAAGAAATATAGATATAGAGATTAAAGAAAGTATAATACCAGAACCTAAGAAAACACCTGATGTGCCACCGCCGCCACCGATGCCGATGCCGCCAGTGCCACCAAAACCACCAGGAGAGTTTCTAAGGGATAACGGTGTTTTACATATGGATAAAGAATTTAATCAGGAAAATTGTATGCCACTAGTTAAGATGATTATGGAGTATAATTTAATGCCAGAAAAAGAGGCTCCAAAGATTATTCATTTATACATCAATAGTCCAGGTGGATTTGTGGATAGTTGTATGCATCTAATTGATGTGGTAAAGCAATCACGAATCCCAGTATATACATACGGAATGGGCTCAATTGCATCCTGTGGTGTAATGCTTATGATGGCTGGTAAGAAAGGACATCGTTATCTAACTCAAAATACAGCAGTCATGTCGCATGAATTTAGTGGCTCAACACGTGGTCAATATCATGATATGCTAGATGCACAATCTCATATAGAATGGACAAATCTAAAACTGCTTGAACACTATATTAAATGTACAGGAAAGAAAGAAAACTACATTCGCAAACATATGTTAGCACCAAAAACAGACCATTGGTTAACACCAGAACAAGCAATCAAACATGGAATTGCAGATAAACTAGTTGAAACATACTAATTACTCTTGACAAATGGCTGGTAATTTTGTATAATATACTAATCAACTCAGGTAAATAAATGTCAGAAGTCAAAAACTACTCCGCAGATATGCAGAAATTATTCGTTCAGTTCATGCTGACCGAACCTCAGTTATTTACTAGAATCATGGGAATTGTTGATGACCGTCATTTTGACAGAGAAACCCGTGATATTGTAAAATTTCTTATTTCGTATAGTAATGAATATCAAACTATGCCAACAGTTGAGCAGATAAAAGCAGAAACTGGCCAAACAATAGAGTTACTCAAAGGCGTAGAACAACATAGTGATTGGTTCATAGATGAATTTGAAACATTTTGCAGACACAAAGCAATTGAACGAGCAATCGTTAATAGTGCAGATTTACTTGAAGAAGGTAAATACGGTGAAGTAGAAACAACTATCAAAGATGCAGTTCAAATTGGATTAACTAGGTCATTAGGTACAGATTATTTTGATAACCCAAGAAAAAGACTAGAACATTTAAAGGAAAATAATGGGCAAATCACTACAGGTTGGAAAGATTTAGATGATAAACTTTATGGTGGTATTAATCGAGGTGAAGTAACTATTTTCGCAGGTGGATCGGGTTCAGGTAAATCATTATTCATACAGAACATGTGTTTGAATTGGGTTCAGATGGAAATGAATGTTGCATATATTACTTTAGAATTATCGGAAGAGTTATCAGCAATGCGTATAGATGCAATGGTAACTGACCGTAGTACCAGAAGAATTTTTAAAGAACTTGATGATGTTGAATTACAAGTTAAAACAGTTGGTAAAAAATCTGGAATGCTTAGAATTAAATATATGCCATCGGGTTCAACGATTCATGATGTACGTTCATATCTAAAGGAACTTCAAATCGTTACAGGCAAAGTGGTTGATTGTGTATGTATTGATTATCTAGACCTTATGATTCCAATAACAAAAAAGGTTGCTCCAGGCGACCTGTTTATCAAAGACAAGTATGTTACAGAAGAAATGCGTAACTTTTCTATGGAAACACAAACAGTATTAGTAACAGCATCTCAATTAAATCGTTCAGCAGTAGAAGAAATTGAGTTTGACCACTCTCATATTGCAGGTGGTATCTCTAAAATTCAAACTGCTGATAATGTTATTGGTATTTTTACAAGTAATGCAATGAGAGAACGAGGACAATATCAACTACAATTACTGAAAACACGAAGTTCAAGTGGTGTTGGTTCTAAAATAAATCTAGTATTTGATAAAGATAGTCTAAGAATTAGCGATTCAAACTTAGATGATGAAGATTTAGCAGTTGGAACTCAAGATTCTCTAACTTCAAAAGTGATGGACACATTAAAAAGAAAAAGCACAATAACAGACTCGGAAGACACCATTTCTGCTATTCCACCAGAAAAATCAGAGCAAGCCATAAATCTCCGGGCTATGGTAAAGTCAAAAAAGGCTAATCCATTCGATGATAATTGATAAATACTGTTAATGGAGAAATTGTCTCCTGGAGAATTATTTTATGACTAAAAAACCTCGCAGAAGTCTATTTGAAGAATTAAACTCGATGGCGATTTCTAAAAATGAGCCAGAAAGATTTGTCGAACAAAAAGGCGAACACATAATTTCTGGTGCAATAAATTTAATTGAATTCATACATCGTGAATTTGATGAGTCTGTTGCTGTGGATTTAACCAAACGTCTTGTTAATAGCATACGTACTGGTGACATGAGAAAGTTCAAGCGAGGAATAACTCATGCGAAACGAAAAAATGACACTTGAACAACAGTTAAAAGAATTGAAAGTACTTGCAGGCATCTATAAACCATATCAACCAAAAGATGAGCCTCAAGAAAATATTTCTCATATTGGAACTGCAAAATCTAAGTATCAAAAGAAGCATAAAATAGAACCAGGGACAGATGATTGGTTTAGACTTTGGTTTGCTCGTCCTAGATTAACAGGCGAGACTCCGTTTGATGGAGCGTACGGTAAGGAATGATATGAAGATTAAAGAACTTAATTTATGGAAAGGTCGAGAACGTAGGTTCAGAGGACCGAGAAAACCTCGTAATGTACAAATTGGCTTTCATAAGAGAATGAAAAAACTTTTGGATAAAGCCATCAATGAAGACGATGGAGCCAGAATTCATCATTTAGAAGACTTAATTATATTCAAAGGCTCTGAAGGTGGTAAACAATCAATTCAAAAACTACATCAAGTAGAATCTTCACCAACATCAATTAGTATCAAATGGGATGGCTCACCAGCCGTTATTTTTGGTAGAAATGCAAATGGAGAATTTGTACTTACAGATAAAAGTGGATTTGGTGCAAAGGGTTATGACGGAAAAGTTACAAGCGGCGATGACTTAGAGAAAATGTTTCTAAACAGAGCCAAAGACGGCGTAGATGATAGCAGACGAGAATTTGCTTCAAAGATGAAGAATATATGGAATACTGTAGAAAGTGTTATACCTGAAGATTTTCGAGGATATATACACGGCGATTTATTATGGTTCTCTACTCCACTGTCAAAAGATGGTAGAATGACATTCAGACCAAACACAACAACATATTCAGTAGACTCTAAAAGTGATATAGGTAAAAAGATATCAAATAGTGATGTCGGTATTGTCGTACATCAATCTATTGACTTAGAAGGAAATAAAGGTGCCATAGATATGGGGCAACTTAGAGATGGTAAAACATTTATTATGCCACCAGTATACGTTGCTAAATCTCCTGGTGTTGATATGCCTGAAGTAGATAGATTAGAAAATTACTTAAATCAAAATTCTAAAGCAATCGACACATTATTAGCAGTGCCAGCCGAATTAAAAATGGCAGATTTTTCTAATATTCTTTACACTTATATTAATAATAGTGTGGCGGCAGGAAATCTAGACAAACTAGGAACAAATTTCAGTCAATGGGTAGACTCATCAAAACTAAGTGGACCTAAGAAAGAACGAGTTGTCCAATGGATACAACAAAACAGTGATGGATTTGAAGCAATATTCACTTTTATTAAGGGTGTTATGACTACAAAGAACAAGATTATAGGAGCATTAGATTCTCAATCAGCAGACATAGAAGCCAGTACAAATGGTGAAAAAGGTGGAGAAGGTTACGTAATAGATAAAGACGTGAAACTTGTAAACAGAGCAGGATTTACAGCGGCGAATATGAGGCGAGAGAGATAATATGGGTAAAAGAGCAGTACCATTTGTAACGATTAAAAGAGACCCAAGTACTCGCAAAGCAACAGCAACTAAGAAACATATGAGTCATGGCTCATTTAGGTGTCAACGACATCCTAACAGCAAGAGATGTAGAAACGGAAGTACAAGATAAATACTATTATAATTGAGGAATGGAGAGAGAATTATGGTTATTAAGGAGTCAAAAAAACACCTTACTAACAATGATATGACTTATTGGGGACATTTTATCTTTGCATTTTTGTTTATGATAGAGTGTTTAAAGATGACTTTGGCATTGATTGTACATATGTTTATACCAGGGTTTTTTACCACATATTCAAGTGATAAAACTCTTGAAAATGCAAAGATGATAGAAGAAATGGAAAACAAATAATGGAACAATACACAGAAAATTCAGAAAATAAGTTACAACTTGTAAATTCATTGTCTGAAAGTAGATTATTCAGAACAAAAAAGATGGCGAATGACGTTCAAATAAATGACGCGGCTGATTTAGTTTTTGTTCACTTTCTTGTATTAAATATATTTAATAAAGATTATGACTTTGCACCGTTGGCATCAGATGTAGCATCACACACTATGATTTTTAGAAATTTTGATTATTTCAGAACAAATGGAACTGATATGTATATGGCTCTTAATCGTTTAATGGGCAAAGATAATGATATCGGTGATGATGAAAAAGATGCAATATTTAAAGATAGACTTTCATTACATAAAGCCGATATTTTAAGATTTTTACTTCATTATTCTAACAATAGAAGTGATACATCATTTGAACAAAGATATTTGTTACGTTATCAGAGAAATCTTAACGTTCAAGACGGTATGTTAAAGTCAGTTCGTAGATTAGTTGGCGATTGGGACAATTTAAGTCAAAATCAGAGAGCATTGGTAGTAACACGACTAGTTCAATGGTTCCGTAGAAAGGCAAGACTCGCCGAAATATTTCCAGCACTTCTAAAATTACAAAAACGTGGCAATTATATGGTTGACGACAAAAAAGATGATAAGAAAAAGATGTGGAATAAGCCAATAGTGAAAGCAGGTGCGGCACTTGGTGCAATTTGGGGTGTTAGTAAGGGTGCGAAAGCATTGGGTAAAAACCTTGGACGAACAACTTACACTACTAAGAGGGGTCATCTGGGCAAAAATTGGGCAGGTCATATAGATTAATTTCAATAAATTAATTAAATTAATTAAAGAGAGGGCATATGTCCTCTTTTTTAGTTTTGATTGGAGATAAATTTCGGACTAGGGAAGATAAATACAATTAGAAATTAATTATATTTGAGGAGATTCTATGGCTGATAAAGAACCAAGATTAGCACACCTAGAAGCAGAGAGTTTGGAAACTCACGTGGCTGTATGCTACGAGAGATATCATCACTTTAATAAGTCGTTGCAAGATATTAATAACAAGATTGATAAGACTGAAAAAGAGATGGATAAAGGTTTTACGGAAGTAAAGAGAATGTTGATATGGACGGCATCAACTTTGTTTTCTACTATGTTGATTGCCATTTTTGCACAGATGTTTAATATTCTATAAGAGAAACAAAATGTTATTTAAAGAACTTGACCAAGAAGAGATATATGAAGCAAAATTAGTATATGCTAGAAAAGGAAGGTCAATTATTCGTAAATACAGATGTGGTTCTGGCAGACTTAAGGGTAAGACAGTAACTAAACCAGCGGCATGCTTTAAACCTGTTAATATGAAGAAACGTTTCACATTAGCAAGAACAAAAGCAAAAATGGGTGCAAGAATGAAACGTAAAGCGAAGATGACTCGTAGAATGAATCCAGCAAGTAAACGTTTAAAGGTGCTAAATAGGAGATAACGGAGAATACGATGTCATTAAAAGATGAAATACAAAAAACAATGTTTACAGAAGGTCTAGAAGATAGAATACAAGATATTGCTACATTTATGGATATTTCAGTCGAAATTGTTAAAAAACGACTGAAAACATTGACATTTTCTGATTATATCGAAGTGATGTCATCACTGAAAACCAAAGACAAAGATAAGATTGAACGTATCATGGGAATGCCAGCAAGAGATCCTAATTGGAAAAGTCCTATTGATGACATTGATGACGAAGAAGAACAGCATCGTAGAGATGTGAAGCACGGTCTTTATGGCGATGACGAAGATGATGACGAATCAGAAGATGACAAAGAACAGCATCGTAGAGATGTGAAACGTGGTCTTTATGGTGACGTTGATGAATCTGCCTACTATGGAAGTGACTTGAATTCGGTTCGTAAGATGAAATATAAGGATACAGTCAAAGTTACTGATATACAATGGGACGCAGATGATATGGATGATATCAAACATGCTTTAAAAGTCGGAGATTTAAGAAGAGATATGATTGTTCCTATACCAGCAGACTTAGATGATGAAGAAGTAGACGAATACATAAGTGATTTTATTACTGATAAGACAGGCTGGACACATAAAGGTTTTAACATAGAAGAAGGTGCAAAAATCTTAGAAGATAGAGAAGATAGAACCGATGTGGCTGACAGACTTGCCGACTTAGCAAATTCTCAAATTACAGATTATTTTGCCTCTGAAGACGAATTACATGATTTTATGTATAATGAATTGACTTATGATGAAGATTATCACGATGGTGGAAAGACTTTAGATTGGGCTATGGGTCGAGTTAATGATGACGTAAAAGCATGGATTGATGAAGGTGCAGAGATGCATATTTCTCCAGACATAGCAAGAGCAAAAACACTTCAACACACACTTCCGAGTTTAGACAGAGAAAGATATCAAACAAGGGATGGACTAGAAGGTCCATTTATGTCAAAATCAGGCAAAGTAGTGTACTATGACCCGATAGAAGGAAGTTATTACGACCCAGATACTGATATCTATTTGTCATATGAAGAGTGGAAAGAATTAAGTGAAGCATATAGTGTAGGCTCACAAGGACCAGATGAAGAAGGCGCAGATGCATATGTAGATACGGAAGAAGAACCAGTCGGAGCAACAGAACCTATGGACCAAGCAACTATGGGTAAAGTCAAAGCGGCAAGAATTCAAGCAATGCAACGACTTGGAAGAGACAACTTAGGCGGAGCAACAGCGGCACAGGCAGCAGATGCAATGGACAAAGCAGAGCAGGGCAAACCATTGACTCCTATTCAGAGAAAAGCAATGGCATATCAAGCACAGAATTTAGACCAACTGTCAGGAAGTCCAGATACTAGAATACAGTTTAGAAATTTACTTAATAGATTAAGAAAAGCACAGATACAAGCACAGCGACAGCAAGAGCAATAATGAGATTAAAAGAAATATTAGGCGGGTTATACGTAATGATTACAGAGGAAGAAGAAGATTTGATGACCAAATACTTCTCCAAGGGAGATTATGTAAACGAATCACAACTGTCAGGTAGAGAAATGAGACTGGCAGAGGGATTATCACACAAAGGTGTGTTAGTTCCTACAATACGAGGGTATAAAACTGTTTAAACAACTAGGAGTCTCAAATGTCTGCACCAACCAAAAAAGATATAGATTTAATGTCCAACCTGATGAAAATCGTGGATGGCAAAAAACCAACTAAACTTACAGAAGCAATCAAAAACAATGGCACATCTCCTGTAGATGTTACCTCTGGCGTAAAACGTTCAGATATTGACGCAATGTCAAAAATCATTAAAGGATTTGAAAAAGCAACTACAAATGTAGCGGCTAAAGTCAAAACAACAATTAGTGAATCTACTAAAACTGACAAAGGAGTCAATGTAGGCGCATTTTCAGTAGAAAAAAATGCTGAAAGTAGATATGACATACTTGACAGACGTAGTAATAGTATATTATTTGAAGATATACAATTATATGAGGCAGTTTGTTGTATTGCGAAACATCTTAATGAAGGTAAACCAATAAATTCTCCAGAAATTGCTGATATAATTAGAATAAATGAAAAATTCGAACGTCATTATATCGGAGCAATTCAACACAAGCATTCATATCAAGTTGCTAAACGTTCAAACAATGGTGGCAGAATGGATATCGCCCAAGCAAGATTTTCCCAATCAAAAGACAGTGCCAGTCAGGCAAAAAGAAGAATAACAGAACTCTATGAAGATATAATTCTTTAAATATTATATTTGTGTATTAAAAAGATAAATACAAGTAATATACAACATACTGGGATAATTAATATGAATTTAAATACTACAAAATTCTTTAATTCGGATGAAGTTCACATATCTTCACGGATGAATGAATATATGAAGAAAAACTTTGGCTATGAAGTTGAAGGTGATATTGATACATTACGTGAAGCAAAAAAATCACTTGAGGCTGAGCAATATGAGTTGAAAAAAGAATATATGAGTAAAAAATATGTAGAAAATATGTTCATGATTGAAACAATCACTTCACTATTAAAGGCACATGGTGAGACTTTAAAAGAAGGTCCTTCAGACGAAGAAGATTTCCAGCCTGATGGAGAACAGATATATGCATATGATAGTGGAAGAGATTATGAAGTTGACCAACACATTGACAATCAAAAAGACTATCAAGATGGTCCATCATTTGACAATCAAAAATCGGCAACTAAAATCAGTATGGCCAAACTTAAGGCTGGTGACGAAGTACAAATCCTTGCAAAGGGACCTGGGGCTGAAAGGAATGGACTCAAAAGAGGAGAAAATCCTTACGGTGAAGGAAACGAAGTTAAGATTTTAGGATTTGGAGTAGTTCCACATAATCAGAAGGCGAGTAAAAATCATGTAATGGCGGACAGTCTTGTTGATTTTAAAGATTTATATAAAAAAGAAATAAGAAATTTGAAATCTGATGAAGATTACGAGAGAGGACTTCAAATGAAATTTAACCCTCGTGCTAGATTGCATACAATAGTTAATGATATAGTTCCCAAACCGGGATATGTAGGATTCATTTATCAGTCCAGTAAAGGGCCGGGCTTGCTATATATCTCACAAAGTATAATTGATGACAAATGGGCTGTAAATTTTGGCGATGATATGGAATTTGATTTAGTATCAG